ATCGTGATCGGCATGGAGCGTAACCAGCAACACGAGGACGAGGACGTAAGGAACACTACGTGCGTCAGGATTCTAAAGAACCGTTACGCAGGAGAGACAGGACCAGCGTGTTGGCTACGGTACGACAAGTTTACCGGACGCATACACGAGTGTGCTAACCCTAACCCACCGGAGACAGAGTTTTGAACCTAGTCTTTTGTGACATTGAGACTGACGGTCTGGACGCCACAACTATTTGGTGTGCCGTGTGCCGCAACAACGGAGAATCGGAGGTAATATGCAATGAGCAAGATTTCAAGGATTACGTGGCTCGCAAGGCGGAGGCTACGTTCGTATTCCACAACGGAATTGGCTTCGACGTTCCTGTTATTGAGCGTATCTGGGGTTTTACTTTTGATAGGAGCAGTGTCGTTGATACACTTGTCCTCTCTAGGTTAGCCGACCCCAGCCGGTCAGGTGGTCACTCTCTGCGGAACTGGGGCAACACTCTAGGGTTCCCCAAGGGCGACCACGAGGATTGGTCACAGTTGACACCAGCGATGATCGACTACTGTATCCGTGACACAGAAGTTACTGAAGCGGTGTACAAGCGGTTACAGGTGGAGCTAGACGGGTTCTCTCAGGACAGCGTTGACCTAGAGCACGAGGTACAGTGGATCATACAAGGACAGGAGCGCAACGGTTGGTTACTGGATCAGCGTTTGTGTCACATCTTGTGTGCTAAATTTAAGGAGCGCATGAATGTTATTGAAGCGGATCTACAGGCGCTTTTCCCGCCGATCATTGAGGAGCGATACTCAGAGAAAACTGGTAAACGGCTCAAGGATAAGGTCACTGTATTCAACGTTGGTTCAAGACAGCAAGTGGCCGACAGGCTTACAGCTAAGGGCGCAGTATGGACGGAACTCACTGCGACAGGCAAACCAGTTGTTGATGAAAAGACGCTTAGGGAGAATCATCATGTTCCCGAAGCGGAACAAGTACTGGAATACCTCTTACTCCAGAAGCGGTACGCTCAAGTCAACTCGTGGCTAGAGCACGTACAGGATGACGGTAGGGTACACGGTAGGGTTACTACTAACGGTGCTGTAACCGGACGTATGACGCACCAGAACCCAAACATGGCACAGGTTCCTTCAGTTAACTCTGAGTTTGGCAAGGAGTGCCGTGACTGCTGGATAGTACCAGAGGGACGTAAGCTAGTGGGTGTTGACGCTAGTGGACTAGAACTACGGATGCTCGCACACTACATGGGCGACGAGGAGTTTACAGATGTCTTGCTTAGAGACGACATTCACACCAGAAATCAAATTGCTTCTGGACTTGCAACAAGACCTCAAGCAAAGACTTTCATCTATGCTTTCCTCTACGGGGCAGGAGACGCAAAGATTGGAAGCATCGTCGGAGGAACGGCAAAAGATGGCAATGCGCTTAGGACACGCTTTTTACGAAATACACCTTCTCTTGAAACTCTACGAGAACGAGTTGGATCTGCTTCTAGGAAAGGATACCTCGTCGGACTGGACGGACGAAAACTCTGGGTCAGATCAGAACATAGTGCACTGAACACACTCTTGCAGTCTGCCGGCGCAATCATTATGAAACGTGCACTGGTACTGTTGGATGACTACGCAACACAACACAAGATTGACTACAAGTTTATAGGGAACGTACATGACGAAATACAATCGGAGGTGGCTACAGAACAAGCAGAGAAGTTCGGCTGGCTCGCAGTCGAGTGCATCAAGGCGGCTGGTCTATCATTTCAACTCAGATGCCCCCTTGACGGAGAGTACAAAGTGGGAACAACTTGGGCTGAGACTCACTGAGGACATGAAGATGGCTACTGATCGTCCGTGTAGAATGTGTGATAAACCATTAATAGAGGGAGAAAACGTAACTACCAAAAGACTAGAGCAAAAGCACTATATCTGTAAATTCTGTGAGCGTGTCGAGGTCAGGGGCAGGACGATGAGGGTTAACGGAAAGTACGTACCCAAGTCACACCCACTACACAAACCCGGAAACTACAGGACGTTTGAGGATGCCGCTTTTAGCAGTCTTGCGAAGTACGAATTAAGCAAGGAAGGACAGGTGTACATCATCACTAACCCTAACTTCCCTGAGTGGGTCAAGGTAGGTATGGCTGTGGACTCAGAGGACAGGCTCAACGGCTACCAAACGTCTTCACCGTTTAGAGATTACGAGTTGTTCGCTTGTTGGTCAGTGTCGGACAGACGGTCTGCGGAGTCAGAAGCCCACAGTCTGCTAGAGAAAACGTATGATCGTAAGGGTGAGTGGTTTAATTGCACACCAGATCAAGCTCAGTCGGCGTTATCTAACTTAATGGAGCAACACAAATGAACAAACTTTACTCACTGGTAGACGACATCTACAACGTAGTGTCTACCAAAGAAGTGCCAGAGGGCGTCGATCTGTACGACGAGATAGAAAACTTCGGTGAAAACTGTAAGCAACTTATGACTAAATTGTTTACTGAACCACGTAACGATGGACGCCTGTTGCGTATGTCTAACATTGGTCGTGATGATCGTTACCTATGGAACGCTGTGAACAACCCAGATGTAAAAGAGGAGATGACCCCCAACACACACGTCAAGTTTATGTACGGGCATCTGATCGAAGAGATGCTTCTGTTTCTCACTAAGCTATCAGGACACGAGGTAACAGATGAGCAAAAGCTGTGTGAAGTATCAGGCATTACGGGTCATATGGACTGCAAGATTGATGGTGTTGTCACTGATATTAAGAGTGTGTCCACTTTTGGGTTTAAGAAATTCAAGGACGGAAGTCTGGCTTATGATGACCCGTTTGGATACGTTGCTCAGATTAAAGGGTACGCACACTCCGAAGGTGAAACATCGTTTGGTTGGTTAGCGATGGACAAACAGAACGGACATCTGACGTACCTGTTGTACGACTCTGAGGACACTCAGGCTCCCGTTCACGAGAAGATTGGTTACGATATAGAGGAGCACATTGAACGCATAAAAAAGCTAGTGGAGCAACCGGAGCCGCCAGAAGTTTGCCACGAAACCGTACCAGATGGCAAAAGTGGAAACAGAAAGCTCGCCGTCGGTTGTTCTTACTGTCCCTACAAATTTACCTGTTGGCCCGAAGTAAGAACCTTCATCTACTCAAGTGGTCCAAGATATTTAACAGAGGTATTCAATGAGCCGAAGGTCACGGAAATCCAAGCTGGGTAACTTTAGATCGGAGTTTGAAAAAGATGTCGCAAAGCAGTTACAACCATTTGGCTTTAGCTACGAGCCGTACCAAGTACCGTACAGGATCGAACGAAAGTACACACCAGATTTCGTGTACGAGTACAGAGGAAGATCGTACCTCATTGAGTGCAAAGGATTCTTTCGTGCAGGAGACACGCAGAAGTATAGAGCGGTCTCTAAGTGTCTCCCAGAGACGCAAGAACTCATCTTTGTACTGATGAAGCCTAACCAAAAAGTGAGTAAAAGTACCAAACTTACTATGGCAGAATGGTGTGACAAACAGGGAATACTATGGTATAATATAGATACACTAAAGGAGTTGGTTGATTATGTCTCTGACACTAGAAGAAATTAAGGAGAAGTTGTTGCGGTTCTACGATCCTGACGATCTTCTAGAAGCCCTACAGATTTCATCTGAAGAAATACTAGACAGATTTGAAGATAAGTTAATCAAGAGGTTAGACAGTTTTTATGAGGAACTAGAGGAAGAAGAGGCAGAGTATGCAGAAGAGCAGTGGTGAGAACGAGTGGACAGACTACGGATCTTTAGATGATGCTAAACCAGAAGAGTGGGACAGAGCAAGCAAAACTGTCTACGGTAAACTGTATCATCCAGAGGACAAACACAACCCTGTGACACAGCCCGATCACTACAACAAGGGAGCGATAGAGGCCATCGAAGCAATCAAGGCGTCCATGCACCCACAGGAGTACAAGGGGTATCTCAAGGGTAACTGTCTGAAGTACCTGTGGCGTTACGAGTACAAGAACGGCGTAGAGGATCTAAAGAAAGCACAGGTCTACCTAGGCTGGTTAATCAAGGAGGTAGGCCCGTGAAAGTAGTAGAAGGTAAGTTTGGTAACAAAGATCAAGAGAAGGACGAAATCACAACATCAGAGTTTCTGTCTGCGTTTGTAGTCAAAGCACTAAAACACGAGGAAGAGGGACGAAAGGTAAAGGTAGCTGTCATCATGTACGAAGACGGTGAGATGTTTGAAGTAGCGTCCAACGAGCAGTACCCTGACGGAGTATACATGTTACTTCAGATGGCGGCACAAGCAATCATTAACGAAACGCTAGGAGTAACGGAATAGATGGACGCATATCAACAGTACATACACAAGTCACGGTACGCTAGGTACTTACCAGACGAGAAGCGTAGGGAGACTTGGGAAGAAACAGTAGGTCGCTACGTTAACTACTGGGGCGACAGGTTGCCAGAGACTGCACGTAATGAGGTGTACGAGGCTATCCACAGCCTAGACGTAATGCCGTCTATGCGAGCACTGATGACCGCAGGAGAGGCACTGGATCGTGACAACGTAGCAGGGTTTAACTGTAGCTACCTACCCATAGATCACCCCAAGGCTTTCGATGAGATGATGTACGTTCTCATGTGTGGCACAGGCGTGGGGTTCAGTGTTGAACGGCAGTACGTACAAAAATTACCAGAAGTAGCAGAGGAGTTCCATGAAACCGATACAGTTATTAATGTGGCAGATTCGAAGATCGGATGGGCGAAATCGTTTAGGGAGTTGGTATCACTGTTGTATTCAGGTCAGGTTCCCAGATGGGACGTTAGCAGAGTACGACCTTCAGGTTCCCCGCTCAGGGTTTTTGGAGGTAGAGCATCGGGTCCAGAGCCTTTGCTCGAGCTGTTTCGATTCACAGTGGACCTCTTTCGGGGAGCGTCTGGGAGAAAACTTAGCTCCATTGAATGTCACGATCTTTGCTGTAAGATTGCTCAAATCGTCGTTGTCGGAGGAGTCAGACGATCAGCACTCATCAGCCTCAGTAACCTCACAGACGATAGACTCCGAAGGTGCAAACACGGGCAGTGGTACGTTGACGAACCCCAGCGAGGACTAGCGAATAACTCAGCGTGTTACACAGAAAAACCAGACTTTGAGGCATTTCTAAATGAGTGGACCAGCTTATATGAATCAAAATCAGGAGAGCGAGGAGTATTTAGCAGAGTCGCAAGTCAAAAACAGGCTTCAAGAAATGACCGAAGAGATGCTACCTATGATTTCGGAACTAATCCGTGTAGCGAAATCATCCTCAGACCCTACCAGTTCTGCAATCTTTCAGAGGTTGTTGTTAGGCCACAGGATACACTCGCAAGCCTCAAACGAAAAGTTCGGGTTGCGACTATCCTTGGGACTCTTCAGGCTACCCTCACAGACTTCAGATACCTCAGAAATATTTGGAGAGTAAACACGGAAGAAGAGGCATTGCTGGGGGTATCCCTGACAGGCATCATGGACCATCCGTTGCTATCAGGCAGAGGAGACAAAGGTAAACTCAAGAAGTGGCTGACGGAGATGCGTAATGAAGCTATTGAAACTAACAAGGAGTGGTCTAAGCGATTGGGTATCAACACTTCTGCCGCTATTACCGCTGTTAAGCCTTCGGGTACTGTTAGTCAGTTGGTCGATAGCGCTAGTGGTATCCATCCTCGTTATTCTGCACAATACATTCGGCGTGTACGTGCAGATGCTCGTGACCCACTTTGCACCGTCCTAGAGGCCGCTGGTGTCCCTGTAGAGGACGATGTGATGTCACCTAGTACTAGGGTATTCTCCTTCCCTATTGCGTCTCCAGAGGGCGCTGTGACAGCCTCAGAGATGGGTGCTATGGAGCAGTTAGAGCTGTGGGAGATATATCAGGACTACTGGTGTGAACACAAGCCGTCCATGACTTGTTACTACCGTGACAACGAGTTTCTGGAGGTGGGACAGTGGTTGTACAACAAGTTTGACAAGGTAAGTGGTATCTCTTTCCTGCCTTACTCAGACCACACGTACCAGCAAGCACCTTACGAGCCTGTGGAC